GTCCATTATAATAGGAACTCCATAGCTGATACCTTTGATGACTGCGTTACACAAGTATCCACATCGTTTAATGTGAACAAGAGCTTTCATACCTCCTTCAAACAATTCAATATCATTTGCCTCTCCCAATTCGTTTTCTTGACCATAAACTAAAGCTCCTAAACTTAATGCTTGATAATATCCTTGTTCATCTCTTTGTTTATAGAAGTGAATTATTGAAACAAGTTTGTCATTAATTGGTGCAGGTTCGTAAAGTTTTACAAGTGGTGGTAAAATAACGCCATCGCCTAACCAATGCTTTTTATGTTCAGAGTTTTTAAGGATTGCTCTTGTATATCCTGCATAAAAATATGAGTTAATGTGCATAGGGTGAACGCAAAAAATAATAATGCAGTCCTTTCTCCTATCGTGTGGAATCTCACCTGCAAATGGTCCATCGTGTACAAATAGCAAATCAAAATCAGTCGGAGGTCTATCCCCTATAAATCTTTCACAGTCTAACCCTTCTAAATTTAAAAAGTGTTTAACTCGTTCGTATTCGTCAGGGTGTTTATCCCAGTAAACTATTTTCATAAAATTTGATTAAGTGCATTTATAAATCCATTTTGATTAAATACATCGTAAAACTCACCTCCTACTGGAATAACATTTGGCGAATATGCACAAATTTCAAGTACTCTTTCCGTTTGTAGTTGTTCGGCAATTGCAAAACACATTGATTGATTACCTATAAATACTTTACTCTTGTCTATATAGTTAGCAAGTTCTAAAAAATCTTTTACTTCTAAGTACTCAAGACTTGGAATAGTCTTTTTCATTACTTCAAATTCTTGCCTAACTCCAACAAATAACTTTTGATTATTGTAATTGTTAATAATTGAGTAATCTATTTGTCCATTCTGATACCTATTGGTCCTATTGATTAGAATATAATCCTCTTTTTTATTGTTAAATTCAAAAATAGGTCCTTCTATGTCAAAGGTCATTTCAGGATAGGCATAATAGTACCATTTCTTGATGTCAGAAGCGCACAAATTTAAGCCTATATGTCTAAATCTATCTAAATCGTAATCTATTTTTTGTTTATCATAAACCATTACATCTGAAATAAATGAACAAGAAAGTAATAAAGGTTTTAAATTCTTGTACATATACTCGTTAAGCATCACATTCCCGACTGGATGGCCAGGCAGTATCCCAATAAGTGGAACATTCAAATCAAGGTATAGTACTGCTTGTGTATCGTTTGCCTCACATACTTGTTTAATTGCGTTGAGTGAGTAGATTACATCACCTGCATTACCACTATGTTTAAATTTTAGCATTGCGTTTCCTTTTCTTTTCAGGTGTGTAGTTATCAAATTGCCTAAATACTCGTGTTATTAATTCTTGAACGCAAGATTGACATCCTAAATTTCTTGGTGGTGAACCAAACATCATTGACCAAGCTTCTTGAACAATATGAAAGTCTTGGTTAGTAAAAATAGAGTGATGCTCAGATTTAAAGGTTTCCCACTTTGGTTTTAATGGAAGTAGTAGTTCATAGATTATTTGATTCATTGCACTATAATTTTAAAAATAATAGAAGATATAACCGCAGATAAACAAGCGTATCCAAACGCATATAAATTAGGTTCTATAAGTAAAAAAGTAATTAACCCAATCCAAAAAGATAAGCAGTAACCACAGCTAAGTGGTTTTTTTGGAAATGTATTAAATTTCTTCCTCCAAAAATCTATCATCACTTGACTCACTACATAACCAGCTGATGCGATTAGTAAGCAGATTATTAAATTCTCCATTATATTTTTCTTTTAGTTTTTTTATTGTTTGAAGTATTGAATGACGAACTGCTCCGTATTTAATGCCGACAAGATTACTAATTTTACGAAAATCACGAAATTGCACATATAACTTGAATAGTTCTCGTTCGTATTCTTCAAAGCTTTCTATATCGTTTTCTATATGCTGAATAAATCTCTCAAATAATTCCTCATAATTGTCATTTTCAATTTCAATGTCAGCTTGTATTTTCTTAAAATCATCTGTTGTTTGATTAAAGTGTCTGTATTTTTTTGCAAATGGCGAAGTATAACTAACATAAGAGTTACTAACTATCTTATAGAATAAGTAGGATAAGTAATTATTCTTGTAAGCATCTAATATTTTTTGTTCGTCCAAGTCGTATAAGGTAAGAATGCACTCGTGTAATAAGTCAGTAGTGTAATAGCTATCAGAAATCTTCTTACATATCTGCATCGGATTAGGGCTATTATAGAACTGAAGTATTATCTCTTCCTTATTCATTGTAGATACCTATCTCTTTGTTACCTGAATGCCTCAAAAATATTCGTTGACTCGGTAGTAAGTAGTTCTCTCCTTTGTATTCTTGAACTTTAACTAAGAAATCTTTAGCCTTAACTATCGCTTCTTTTATGTCCTCTTTATCTAACTTTAATTCTCTGTACTCCTCAGGTAGTTTAGTGACTATTTTAATCCAGTCTTCGCCAAAATCCCTAATTAATCCCTGAGTAAAACCAATCGGGTTGCCTGATTTATAAAGGTTATCTGCTACTGATTGTGAGTATATGTTGTGCAAGTTGAATCTAAGATGTGGATAAGCACCTACTGAGTAATAATGCCCAGCTTGGTCGTTACTCTTATACTTCCTTCCTGAACTTATACAACAATGTCCTTCGTCAATTGTGCGGACTATCTTGTTTATAATTATCTGAAGGTCCTTCCTATAATTAGAGATTGTCTTAGCCGACTCTTTTAATTCTTTTCGTATCTTAACCTTCTCTTTTTTCTCTGACTTGGCTTTTAACTGATTGTTTAATTCAATCGCACAAGCTGGTGAGCAAACTTGTTGAAGTAATTTTGCTGGTTCAAAAGAGACTTTACAAAATTTGCACTTTTTGGGATTCATATTACCAAGGTAAATCCGACTTGTTAGTTTTGTAAGGTTCAGATTGTGCTGTCTTTTTTAGGTTCTTTGCGGTTCCTATAAATTGGCGTGGCTGCTTGGCTTCCCTCTCCTCTTTGGTTTGATTTACATAGGCTGTTAAATCGTTTCCGTAGTTGTCAGGTTCTTTTCTTTCTGTTACGCAGATTGAAAGGTATTGCTTTCCGTTTTTTGAAGTGAAGATTTTGTCCTTAGGAATGTCACTCAGACAAAGGTTAATATTAATTAGCATTTATATTTTTAATTAGTTTTTGTAGTCTTAATAAAAAGGGTAGCCCTTACCACAGAAACTACCCTTTTATAGAATAAATATCTGTTTTATGCAATACAAAAATAATTTATTGATTCCGTTTGCTTGTTGCAGTTGTGAACTTGTTTTTCACATTTCAAGAATATTAATGCGTGTAGATAAATCATAATTCATTTGTTCAAGTTCAATTATTCTTTCTTTTGCCTCATCTAATTTTGCGAGTGCGTACATTTCAGCAGTCAGCATCTGAGTAATAGTATCGTGAACTTTATAAAGAATTTTTAGTTTTTCAATTTTAGCGTTCCTTATACCTTCGTTTGGTATTTCGCTTATCTTGTTTTCTGATTCATTCAAAAAGTTTTCTAAGTCTATTACAGCCTGAATCCTTGCTGGTCTTCGTTTTAGTCGTCTTTCAATATCTGCCATTGCGTAATTTGTTAAAGTAAAATTGAATTGTCTTTCTTGTTGAGCTTTCCAGTATTCGTAGCGTTCTAAGTGGTTCATGTTAAAAAAGTCTTTTTTGTAAAATATGGTTTTTAATTCGTTTTATTGCTTGTTCGTAGTATTCAGAATCTAATTCGCAAGCAGTTAGTTCAAAGCCGTAATCATGACAAGCAATAGCAATACTTCCACTGCCTAAATGTGTATCAAGTATTTTATCGCCTTTATTAGCTAATTTATCAAGGCAGTATTTATATAGCTCAATTGGTTTTTGTGTTGGGTGTGTCTTTGTTTCTGCGCTTGTTTTTCCAGATAAATTCCCATAATATCTAAAATCAAAACATAATGCAGGTTTTTTAAATGATGTCCAAGCCAACTCTCCATCGCTAAAATTTGCAACTGGATTTTTTTTATACCAAAAAATAAAACATTTAGTAGGTTCTAAAGGGAAATAATTACCGCCCCAAATTATTTGGTTTTTAGATACTCGTTTTAGTTCGTTAAAATATTCAATACTTGGAATTGTTTTATCCCAATCTCCTTTATGATAATCATTGCTAATATATTTATCTCCATTGCTTGCAGTTGAAACTCTATTGTATTTTGTAAAATCTAATCCATAAGGAGGGTCAACAATAGCCAAATCAAAATATTTATCAGGATAACGAGCCATTAACTCCATGTTATCTTCGTTGGTTATTTGTATTTTATCTGTTAGTTTCATAGTTAAAATGGTGTTTTAATTTCAAGTCCGTTAAATGGTGTTTCTAAATAGTGGCGTTCGCCTAAGTTTTCGTAGTAAGCATTCCTGAATACATCAAAGGTAAGTTTAGCCGTTCCCTTTTCTCCTTCTGCTCTCTTTTTTATCTTGCGAATAATTATTTGAGCCTCGCTGGATTGTCTCCAACCTTCCCCATGTTCTTCGTAATCTCGGTGAACGCAGATAAGATTTAGAGCTTTAGCGTACCAAACTGAACCGCCTTCAATTTCATCAGGTCGGGGTGCTGGTGGGTACTTATCCCCTCCTCTCATATCTGGATTTCTGGCGTGGGCTACTATGAAGTTATGAGTATTATTTTTGCGAGCGTGTCGGTTTACTCTTGGTAGCTGCTGTTTTAGGTATTCACTAATTGTATTGGTGTATTTGTGTTCAATATCATTCCAGTTATCTACTGAGCTTGAAAAAACACCATAGTCACGAATAGCCTCATCAGTCAAATTTAGCCATTCGTCAAAGTCCAATCCCTTCTCGTCCACATCAATAACCTTAAAATAGTCCTGAACAAATGGATAAACTGTATAAAGCTCCTTTTCGCTAATTTGATAGTTAATAGAACGCTTATCAAATGTTTTTCCAGTCAAACAATGGATAATCTCAGCGTAAATTTCGTGCGCTGAACCAGTCTCAGGTGTATAAATAAGGCACATTTTATTGTGTTTAGTTGCTAAAGCGCAAAGAGTTTGTATTAAAAACTGACTTTTACCGCTAGTTGGGTGTCCGTAGATGATAGTTGAGCGACCTTCTTTGATTGAATAGAGTTTGTCTAAGTTGCTAAAGCCTATTTTTAACCCTGCATTCTGTCCGTATTTGTGCAAATGGAATAACTCCTCTTGAACTTGGTTTGCTTGTATAATCTTTCCCATAGTTACCAAATTACTTTTGAAGGGTCAAACGGTTTAGGTGCATTTTTTAGTACAGGTTTTTCAACTCTAAGAATCCAGTTAGCTATGGCATGAGTTACTGATTTCATTTTGTTTTTGCCTACCATCCAATTATTTGATGAATAGTAGTTAAAGAATTTCTCAGCCTCTTTTAAAGCAAAGTCTTTAGTCCATTCTGTATCAGTCTTAGAAATAAAAATAGATTGGATATTCTCTATACTATTATTTATTACATTTACATTAACATTTACATTAACAGCTTCGTTTGCTTCGGTTTGCTTCGTTATTGAAGCATTTGCTTCGTTTTGCTTCATTTTGCTTCGTCTTGCTTCACCACTTTTGATACCTCCTAATCTCCCTGAGTTAGAACGATTTGGCTTAATCTCGTTATTCCACTTTTCTAAATCTCTTTTAAGTTGTTGTTTAATTGGTTCAAATGTTAGCTCAATAATTAAATCATTTGCTACTGGGTTTTGGTCATTAACATAACGCAAAATGTGTTTAAATAATTCCCCAGCTTTTTCACTTGGCATCTTTTCCAATGTGTGTATCAAATCGGAATATAGCACAAAACTTTTTTTACCTTCTGCCATAAAATATAAAAGCCGAATGATAAAGAGATTCGCAAGGGAGTATATGAGTCCCATCTCTAAACCAATCGGCAGTATTTTTATTTCTTGTAATCATATACATTTGTGGCTGCGAAACCGATACAATTATAAGTAGTATTATAACGCACAAAAAAACAACTTTTGCACATTATAAGACAACTTATAACTGATAGAACTTAGCTAAATCTCTACTTGCCTTGTTTGGTTTTAGCTTGTAAGACATAAACTTTCCAGCCGTTCCAAACTTAGTTTTAAAGTGTTTTACTTCGCCTGAAATGTTGCAGCCATTCTCTCTAAATTCGTGTACTCTCGTGGCTAATTTCATACTTCCAGTAGCTTTAAAAGCTTTGATTAAGTCAATCTCTTGACCTGATAATAATAGGCTGAATATTGCAGCCTTTTGTGATTTGATTTTTCTCATAATTTTTCTATTTCGGTTTTTACTTGATTCCAAAAATGTAGTGTCTCAGGCATATATGCAGCAGTTTTAATACATTCATTAACTGCAATTAAAGCGCAGTCTATGGCTTTACCTTCGTTTATTAAATAGCCATTTTCTTCATCCCAATCTTTGGTCATTGGAATAAATTTTTCAACTAATTCTTTTGCTTTGTCTTTTGGTGTCATAGTG